AGAATATGAAAAATACAACAAAGCGCTTTTCAAAAGTGTAGATGAAGATTTGAACAAAAGATCAAGTCATTATGGATACAGAAGACAAAAACAATTAACACAATCTAAAAGATCAGGTTTTGAATGGAACTCATGGTCTACCAATGACAAAGCGCATATTGGCACATTCTTAATAGAACTGTTTATTAGAGCAACTAACTTTTGTGAGATTCATTTAGTTAGGAAAAGTATAGGTAAGAAGTTCCATAATTATAAAATTATTGTACCTACTAATAAAGTATTAGATTGGCTAAGAAAATGTGATGATTTTAATGAGTTACTATTTCCGGAATATTTACCTACTGTAATCATACCTAGAAAGTGGGAACATGGTATGTCAGAAGGCGGTGGTTATCTGCATCAAAATCTGAAAAATAAAATTATGTTAGTAACTGGCCATAACATTACAACTCATAGGAATTTTTTAAATGATTTAAAATCTGCTGAGATGGAGTGTGTTATAGATGGTCTAAATGCAGTACAAAGTACAATGTATGAAATAAATCCAGGTGTATTACAGGTTGCAGAAACTATTTATGAGTATGAAGAATTCAATAAAGGATCACCAATAGTAACTAAGACAGAACTTCAGTTACCTAATAAACCACATGATATTGCAACTAATAAAAAAAGTTTATCTAAGTGGAAAGCAGATGCTACGATTATTTATACATTAAATCAAAAATTAAAATCAAAACGATTACAGTCAGCAAAGATATTAAGCATAGCTAGAAAATATTATGATGATCACAATAATACACTTGGGTTCCCTTGTAATTTAGATTTTAGATCCAGGCTTTATTATGTTCCAGGGTTTCTTAATCCACAGGGAAATGATCTTGCTAAAGGTTTATTAAAGTTCAAAGAAAAGAAACCAATAGGGGCTGATGGTTTTAGGTGGTTATGTATTCACTTAGCTAACACTTATGGTGAAGATAAATGTTCATTAGATGATAGGGAAAAATGGGCTTTGGATAATAAAGAAATGATATTAAATTGTAGTGAGGCCCCTCATGAAGATAGATCATGGATTCATGCAGATAAACCCTTTCAATTCTTAGCTGCGTGTATGGAATTTAGTAAAGTAGAGCAGCATGGATTAGGATATGAATCTAATTTACCAATACATATTGATGGAACCAATAATGGACTACAACATTTTAGTGCTATGTTTAGAGATAAACAGGGTGGAGTTGCTACAAATTTAACTGATACTGATAAACCGCAAGATATATATCAAATAGTAGCCGATAAAGTTATAGAGAAACTACAAAATAGTAACGATCCTTTAGCAAAACAATGGTTAGATTTTGGTATTGATAGGAAAGCTACGAAAAGAACTGTAATGGTATTACCTTATGGCGGAAAAAAGTTTTCATGTGTCAAATTTATAGATGAATATTATGAAGATAGGATTGAAAAAGGTGAAGTGCCACCATTCAATGATAAGACTAAGGCCTGTTTATTTTTAGCTAATATTGTATGGGATAGTATGGGTAATACAGTCAGTAAAGCTAAAGAGGCTATGGACTGGTTGCAATCTGTATCTAGATTAGTGACTAAATTAAATGCACCTGTTGTATGGGAAACACCATTAGGATTCCCAATTAGACAGGCCTATTACGACACAAAAGATTTAGTTGTAAGGACTAAAATGATGGGAAGGATAAGAGTAAGATCGACTACTGATAAAATTAATAAAAGAAAACAAAGCAATGGTATTAGCCCTAATTTTATACATGGGTTAGATGCTACTGCTATGTACCTAACAATAGATATTGCTAGATCAATGGGTATTGATAACTTTGCAATGGTGCATGATAGTTATGGAACTCATGCATGTGATGTAGATAAGTTAGGGGATGCAACGAGAGCAGCCTTCTATGAGTTATATGGTGATCATGATCCAATAACTATGTTAAGAGATCAGTTGGTAGAACTGTTACCTGAATCAGAACACAAGAAAATACCGGATCTTCCTGAAAGGGGTGAACTAGATATTAAAGAAATAAAGAAATCAAAATATTTTTTTTGTTAGATAGTTACACTGATGGATATATCCACACATGAAATATAATAAAGGAGAAACAAATGGCAAAATATAAAAGAGTAGTAACACCTGAAGGCATAGCACATTATCCATGGCTATCAAAACCTGATACAAAATTTGATAAAAATGGAACATATAGCTGCAATGTATTTATAGATACAAAAGAGGCTAAACCATTAATCGAGATGATTAATAATGAGGTTGATGAGTTTCATGCAGCAGAAGAAAAATCAAGCAAGAAAACACTAGAGAGAAATATTCTACCATATATTGAACATGGAGATTCTAGAGATACTAATTCAGTAGTACCACAGGGAAAAGTTATGTTCAAGATTAAACAAAATGGAGTTATTGGTGATAAACCATTTAGGCCACATTTAGTTGATGCTGAAGGAACACCAATGGTAGATAAAAATGGAGATAACATTGTCGTATATGGCGGATCAAAAGTTAAAGTAGCATTTGATTTATATACATATAACAACTTAAAAGTGGGTGTCACATTGAAGTTAGTAGCAGTACAGGTTCTTGAATTACAAGATGCCGGTGCGCCTGATATTTCTAAATTAGGATTTAAGAAAGAAGAAGGTTTCAAAATGACTGAAGAACTAACATCAATAGAGGACACTGGAAGTGCGAAAAAAGAAGAAATCAGTAATTCAGATTTCATTTAGATCCGGACTAGAAGAACATGTAGCTGATCAATTAGATCAGCTAGGTGTTGCATTTGAGTATGAAACATTAGTAATTAAATTTACTAGGCCTGAAAAAATGCACCGATACACACCGGATTTTATTTTACCAAATGGAATTATTATAGAAACTAAAGGGAGATTCTTAACTAAAGATAGACAGAAACATTTATTAGTTAAGAAACAACATCCTGATCTTGATATTAGATTTGTATTTTCAAACCCTAATCAAAGGATCAGTAAGACAAGTAAAACTACTTATGCTAAGTGGTGCAACACTAATGGATTTGAATATGCAAAACAAACAATACCAACGACATGGCTTAAAGAAAAAGGCCGGATTGAAAAAAAGAACTAATACAGAAATTATTTACATAACACATTCAGATACACCTGATCACTTGGATATAACACCAACACAGGTGTTTACACAAAATAGTCAGGATGGTGTTTTAGGATTTAAAGATCATTACATTATTACATTAGATGGAAAAATACATATTGGAAGAGATCCTGAATCATTAGGTTTTGATGTAGAACCAACTGCTATAACAATTTTACTAATAGGTAGAAATAATTTTACTGATCATCAAGATGATGGGTTAAAAAAATTATTAACAGAATTAAAACAAACATATAAAGGTGTGAAAGTCTGTGACTTAACATCTAACAGAACAGATGAATGAAACTGAAAGTACATTTGTAGCGCATGAGGCATGTCCTAGTTGCGGATCTAAAGATAACTTGGCCAGGTATTCAGATGGACATGCATATTGTTTTGGTTGTCAGTATAGAGAAAAAGGAGAAGGAGAAGTGAAAGGTGTTGATAATAAAGTATATGAATCTAATGAACCTATAGATGATTTGGAATGTGTACCAATAAAATCTAGATCACTAACATTAGAAACATGTAAAAAGTACAGTTATAAAATAGGCACATTCAAAGGTGAGTTAGTACATGTAGCAACATATGATAAAGGCATTTGTAAATTAAGATTTAAAGATAAAAGATTTTCTTGGATTGGTGATTCTAAATCTGTTGGTTTATATGGTGAACATTTATTTAGAAGTAAAGGTAAAAGAATAACAATTACTGAAGGTGAGATAGATTGTTTATCTATATCACAAATCTATGGCAACAAATGGGCCTGTGTAAGTTTAAAGAATGGCGCACAAGCAGCAGTAAGAGATGTTTCTAAGTCTTTAGAATTTTTATCAGGGTTTGAAGAAGTTGTTATTTGTTTTGATCAAGATGAACCAGGACAAAAAGCAGCAAGAGCAGTTGCTGAATTATTTGAACCAGGTAAAGCAATGATAGCAAGGCTACCTATGAAAGATGCTAATGAAATGTTAGTAGCTGGTAAAACAAAAGAGTTATTAGATTGTCTATGGGATGCAAAAATATATAGGCCTGATGGTATTGTTGATGCATATGATTTACTTGATGATGTTTGCAATAAACCAAAAATAGATTCTGTATCTTATCCATTTAAATCAATAAATGTATTAACACATGGTTTAAGAAAAGGTGAATTACTTACAGTCACTGCTGGTACTGGTATAGGTAAGTCTCAATTCTGCAGAGAACTTGCTTATCATCTTATAAAAGAAAATAAAAAAATAGGTTACATAGCATTAGAAGAAAATTTAAGAAAAACTGCTGAAGGTTTGGTTAGTTTAGAGATGAA